AGGGGATCGTAACACCAAAGATCATCGCCAACTTTATTAAAGAGTAATTTCTTCTCGAAAATAAAGTCGCGTTTATATTTATGGATCATTTTATACTGTTTTTCGTATATCATTTCCAATAATATTAGATCTGTCAATGTTGCGATATCAAAAGAACCATTAGTTCCCATACCTTGACCTCGTCCGTAACGGACGGTGTCGGTCATTCCCTCAACTTCCCAATCACAATTCACTACAAGTTTTAACCAAGCATCAGCTAGTGTCTCGCCGTATAGTTGTTTAACGACTATATATTGATACACTGCTGGAAAGGCGTCAGTCCACGATACAACGTCATATGACTTCGTACCGGGACGGATGTTTGCTTTCAGCTTTATAAAACCTGAGGCGTGATTGAGGTTTGAGTTAACAGGAGCGAAATATTTATGGATTTGTTGTTGAGCGTCTAGCATTAGAGGCTTAAGTATAACCTGGGTCCAGTAGTCAGAAATGGCTACTAACCTTGACTTGTTCCCCTTATCAGGGATTGAAGTTATATACCTAAGTTTAGTCTTCCTATTCTCTTTTCGAGATCTTCTCGCCTTATTATTTGGCGACGTTGATTTCTTAGAGGTTGGAAGGCGAGAATACTCTTCTATATATTTTATAATTAGAAGATTATTCGACTCCTCTGCGAACGCTTTGTAAGGTTCCCATAAATCAGAATTCACTAAAGCTATTGCTTCTATGTGGGCTGATTCATGTTTCCTTACTTTGTTAGGTCCTTTCGAGACCAGGTTGACGGTAGGGGCGGCAGTTAAGTCCGCTTCACACTCATACCCGGTCTTCTTCACCCAGTAACTAACGTATTCTTCGAATACATTTAGTTCTTTGGGATCGATCTGAAAGGTTCTAACCAAATCCCCGACATCCACAGTTTTATTATCCTTTACTAGTCTGTTAAGATATAGAAGGGAACGTAAAACCCTGTCGGATGCTGGACACTTCTTATGTAATGCGTTGTGAGCAAGTTCTTGAAGCATGGAAAGTTTCTTAGGAAACTTCATGACTTTAGACAATGCGATCGCCAAGTTCGGTTCAGGGTTTCCACCCTCCACCAGCCTTAATATGTACAATCGTACATCATTAAAACTCTTGGTACCTTTAATAACGCCATGGTTCAGGATAAGTTTGTTATGAAAACAGACTACCTGATCCACCATATCCTCTACAGAGAAGATAGTAGTAATATTATCTTTCTGAAGAAGTGATTTAAGAGTGTCGATAAATACTTTCGAAATTTCTTTAATAATACCTAAGGGTGCCAAACCCTTATCGTGTTGTTCGTGAAGTTTGATTGCTGTCCTTTTACGATTCGCTTTAGTAAGACGTGTCTTTTCGAACGAATGAACTTTCGTATCAGTAATAGGTTCTGGCAACTTCTTGTTAGAAGTGACCCCAAACATTAACTGACTTAAAGAAGAAGATCGCTGGTGAGCTTTATAGCTCACTTCACGATCTTTTATAATTAGAGATGAGATAGTTGTTTTATCAATTATTCTTGTCTTTTTATTATTATCTTTTTGCTTCATTAATTTTGGATGGATGCCCCCCACTTTGAGGGTTCGGTCCTAAACAATTGAGATTTTCAGTGCTACGTTTCCCAACGCCTTCGTTGATCTTAGTCGATCATCAAGCAGAC